AATCTCGGGGATGGTGAACGGGTGGTCGTGCTGCTTCATGGTGCCTCCGTTGCGGAGCGGCCCGGCGCCTTGCGCGTCGGGAGGTCTAGGTGATGAAGCCGTAGAGCTTCAGCAGGCGGATCACCTCGGCGCGGTCGCCGCCGGCGATCTCGTAGATGGACTCGGGCATCAGCCGGAAGGGACGCTTGGTGCCCATCGCCGTGCGGCTCAGACCGCGCGCCGTGACGCCCTCGTTCGTGACGAACACGCCACGCCCGAACACCTCGGTGCGGACCAGCCGGCCCTTCGGTATCCAGCCCCGCTGGTTGCGCGCCGCGGTCTCCATGCCTCGGCGTGCGTTCACGACCTGGTTGATGTCGGCGCCGTCTCGGATGGCCTGCGCGCCGGCGCCGGTGAAGATGTCTTCCTGGCTGACCAGGCCAAGCTCGCGTCGCATCGCGACGGTGAGCTCGGGGTACTGGTCGGCGAGGTCGGCGGCGGTGGGCAGGGAGTCGAAGTAGTCGCCGGGGTTGACCCGGATGTCCGCGTCGTCCTTCTCCGCGTAGGGGATGTGGACGCAGTCGCAGCGGGGGTGCCGGTCGAAGCCGTCGTTCCACAGGTAGAAGCGGCCGGCGAGGACGACGCAGCGCGAGCACGAGGGCGGGTTCAGCATCCGCACGTATCCCTCGACCCACTCGCGGGGGGCGATGGCCGCCTCTTCGGTGGCTCGAGCGGTGTCGGCGAGGATGGTCTCGACGGTCATGTCGAGCCACTTCTCGGCGGCCTCGAACGCCTGCTGGACCTCTTCGGCGGGGGAGAGCCCCGCCGGCGAGCTGGCAGCGAACGCGCCGCCGGCGCGGACCACGGCGCCCTCGAGGAGCGTCGCGACGGGCCGTCCGTCGCCTGCCCATCCGGCGAACGCGTTGGGGAGCACTAGCCCCGGCTCTACGCGTGGCCCGAAGTCGAGCTCGTTGAGCACGTCGGCGATGTAGGTGTCGGACTCTCGTGTCGCCGCGACCTGCGCGGCGATGACGAGCGCCGCCATCTTCGGGCCCACGTCCTCGCGGTACTGCTGGCGCCAGTTCCGGCCCGGCTCCATGCGCCGCCACGCCCGGCGGGTGCCGGCCACGACGGTCGCCTTGAGGCGCTGGAGGTTGCGGTAGTGGGCGCTACTCGAACGCGGAAGCATCGGTCAGCGTCCGCGTCAGCCGCTCGAGGGTCGGGTCGGACTGCTCCGCCTCGACCTGTTCCATCCACTGGTCAACCTTCGTCAGCGTCGCCCCGGGGACCATCTCGAACGCGGCACGCCGCGGGAACCCGACCTGGATGAGCTTCACGATCGCGTCCACGGTCTGGGAGAACGAGCGGGCCTCGGCGTCGGCCCAGATCACCTCGGAGGCCAGGTCCTCGGCGTTCTCGCCGCGCGCCTTGTTCGCGAGCCGCATGACCTGCTCGTGGGACTCCCCGGCCGCCGTCTGCAGGTCCTGCACGAGTGCCTGCAGGGTCGACTCGGCGCCGGCGAGGGCGTCCCCGGAGAGGTTGGCCATCCGGGTCAGCAGGTACTGCGGGGGCACCTGGCCGGTGGCGAAGAACTGCGAGAGCAGCGCGTCGAGGACCTCGATGTAGTTCTTGAGGTTCGACTCGGGCAGGTCGAAGACCTTGGTGTCCTTGCCGGGGAACACCAGGGCCCGGTCGACGCCGACGCGGCCCGGGGTGTTCAGGACCGGCATCTTCTGGCCCTGGCCGTCGAGCTTGAACGAGCCGTCGGTGTGGGTCTGGTAGACGGGCTTGCCCTGGTTGTCGCGCACGACCGGGTCGTAGCCGGTGAACACGCGCTGCCGGAAGGCCGAGAACTGCATGGCCAGGAGCGTGTTGAACCGCACTGTGTTGATGGCGTCCTGCTGCGGCATCAGCGCGTCGATCGAGGGGTGGAGGTCGCCGTCTTCGTCCTCGTTGAGCGAGTACGGCACGAACGGCGACTCTCCGAACGGGTTGGCGCCCTTCTGCTCGAAGGTCCACACGCCGCCGTTGTTCGGCCGGCTGAACCGCCACCACTCCTCGTCGTCGTACACGACCGCGATCTGCGTCCCGGTGGGCGCCGGCTTCGGCGTCCACAGCACGCTGGGGGTGCTCTTGCGCATCGAGAACGTCTTGACCGACCACATCACCCGGGTGGGGTCCTCGGGGTCGCGCTCGAGGTGGACCCGCTTACTGGACTCCACGCGCATGATCGGCGACTGGGGGCGGGCCTTGTTGGGCCACACGGCCATGATCCCGAGGTCGTGGACCATCATGTTTACGTACAGCAGCCGCTGCTTCAGGTCGCCCTTGTTGGGCTGCCACACGTCCTGCCAGGCGGTCTTGTCGGCCTCCTGGTCGCGGCCGGTGCGGAACCCGTCGACGCGCAGGCGCTGCACGGGGGCGAGCAGCGCGAGCTTGATCCAGTTCGCGACCGACTGCTCCCGCAGTGTCTCGTACTCGTCGTTGACGCCCTCCGGGGCGTAGGGGAGGTCCTGCTCGCCGTCGAAGTAGTCGCGCCGGCGCTTCCACTTCGCCTCGTTGGCCTTCAGCGTCGCGAGCGCGAGGTCGATCCGGTCGAGGGCGGTCGCCTTGTCCACGGTGGCGCTCCCTCCTGTGCCTAGGTGCTGGGGGTCTTTCGTCGGCAGGCTCGGCAGAGCCGCGAGCCGCGGTACCAGTAGGTGTTGGACTCGGTGAACTCGTGCCCGTGCTTGCAGTGGGTCCTGATGCGGTAGTGGTGGACGCCGCGGGCGAGGTTCACGCCACGAGTGACCGGCTCGAGGTGGTCAGGGTTGACGCATCGGCGCACTCGGCAGAGGTGATCGAGGTCAAGACCGGGAGGGATCGATCCGCGGAGATCGTTCCAGGCCCACAGGTGCGCCATCTTCAGTGACTTGCCGACTCGGAACTGGCCGTATCCCTTAGAGGTGGATGCGGTCCACACCCAGCATGGTCCCAGTTCAGGACGCTCGACGGGCGTGGGACCGTGCTTGTCGACCTTGGACCAGAATCGGAGATGGGGGTCGCGTTGGTCCTTCGGGACGCCACTCATCCACGGCCCCGGCGACTAGTCAGCCGCTCAGCCGCCGTCCGGGCAGCGGACCTGCGACGCTGCTCCTCCGTTCGAGGCTCGACGCCGAGGGCGCGCAGGAGATCATCATCCGAATCCGCGGACGGCACCTCGGGCGCATGGAATGCCGCCAGTGCCGCCTTGTGCTCCGGTGACTGATCGTGCCGAGCGGCATAACCCTCAGCTGCGCGGAGTGCCTCCGCGTAGTTGCTACCGGCCGCCATGAAAGTCCGGCGGAAACTGCGCCCGCAGAGTCGGCAATGCACCACTCTGCCACCGGATATGGACTTCTCGGTTACCCACTTCTCTGTCATGTACGGAACCGTACCACACGAATGTACGGAATCGTTTCTAATTAAAGCCGTACATCACGTTGGAGATGCCGGTCTCGGCGTTGTCGGTCCAACCCGTCGAGCGGGCATCGCTGGCGGCTTCGTGGGCGAGGACGTCGGCCATCAGCGCGTCGATCTTCTGGTGCTCCGACGGCTTGCCCAGGATGAACTTGTCGCCGGGCTTGGCGAGCTTGCGCGCGTTGAGCGCGTGGGTGCGGGTGATCTGGCAGCCGTCGTGGGTGGTCGTCCCCTCGACCAGGTCGGTGAGGTAGCGATTGAGGGCCGGGAACATCCGGGCGACCGCGTTGGTCGGCCACAGGACCACGACTTCCTCGCCGTGCTCGAGCGCCCACTGGTCGGCCTGGGTCTCCCAGTGCCGCGGGTCCACGTACATCCGCGCCACCCGGTACTGCGCGAACACCTCCGCGACCGCGGCGATGACCTCGGAGCGTGGAACGCGGCCCTCCCACTCGGCCGGGTTCCAGATCGTCGGCCGGGCGTCGGGGCCGTAGGTCGGGGTGAACCGGTGACCGCTGCGGGTCTCGGCCCGCAACGCTGTCCAGTCGCCGGAGAACGAGCCGTCGAACCCGAGCGAGATCGCGTCCTCGTCCTTCGCGCGGCCCGAGGTCTGCGCGGTCCACAGCTCGTCGGTGAGGAAGGAGCCGAGGCCCTGCACGAGTCGGTTCCCGAAGAACCGCTCGGCCTGGGTGGGGTCGGTCTCGATGAGCTCGTCGGCCTCCGCGTCGACGCTGGCGACCTCGACCCACGGGGAGTCGGCGTAGGCGTAGACGTGGATCTTGTGCCGGTCGCGCTTCTTCTTGTAGTCCAGGTCGGCGGGGGGCTTCCGGTAGTACCGGAAGATGTCCTTGGCTCGGGACTCGAACGCCTGCTGGGCGGCCGAGTTCTCCATCGGGTCCCAGGGGTTCGTCAGCTCGATCGTGCGGCCTTGCATGGCCGCGATGCCGCGGCGCATGGTCTGCCAGGTGTCGAGGACCTTGTTGGAGGTCGTGTAGAGCCCCGACTCGTCGCCGAGGCCTCCCGTCAGGGGCTGCCCGAGCTTCGACTTCGCCGCCGAGGAGAGGGGGACGATCTTCCCCCGGTTCGGGAGACGGATGAAGCCCTCGCGGACGTGGACGAACTCCGAGAGCGGGCCCGCGTGGATCATCGTCTGTAGCGGCTCGTAGACGTTCTGGGTCTGGCTCTCGGCGTAGGCCAGCAGCCCTAGCAGCGACTTGCGCCGCGGTGCGCCCATGGCCTCGCCGGCCTCGTAGACGTACTGCCAGCCGCAGCCGCAGCCGTGCTGCGCGCAGTCGTAGACCTCGCCGCCCTTCGCCCACCCGGCGAACAGGGTGGGGCCGACGCCCTCGGCGAGGAGCATCCCGGCACCCCACGGCGACTTGCCGCACTTCTGCGGGCCGACGATGACCGAGCGGCGGTAGTGGAACGGCACCGCCAGGCGACGCGGGTCCAGCACCGCCTTCGGCTTCACCCGATAGTGGTTGGCCGCGCAGAAGAGCTGCCAGCCGTTGAACGTCAGCGGCTCGCCTTCATAGACGCCGCCCGGGACCCGGCAGTGCGCCTCGACCCAGTCGGTGACCAGGAACCCGAGGGTGTGCAGGGGGTTGAAGTCCAGGGCGAGCGGGTCAGGTTCCATCCGCCGTGGCCAGCTTCATCCGGTCTCGCGATGACGCCGGCTTCTTCGCGGCGGGGGCGGCTTCGGCTCGTCTCTCGGCGACCTCGTCGACGGCGACGCGCCACCCCATCTCGGCCAGGCCGGCGGTCGTCATCCCGATCTGGTCGGCGAAGCGGTGCAGCTGGCCCAGGTGCGCGGCGCCGGCTTCGGGGGACTCGCAGCGCACCGACAGCCGGACCCACATGGCCACGGTCCGCACCCGCCAACGCTCGGAGGGCAGCGACCAGGCGCACGCCTGGGGAGTGGCCCAAGCCTCGGCCCACACCGCGAGCTCGCGGTCGGTGGCCTCGGGCAGCGGGAAGTCGGGGACCGGGCCGTCGTAGCCCTCGGCCGGCAGGGCGGTGAGCTTGTAGCCCCGGGCATCGCTTCGCCCCGAGTCGGGGTCTGCCTTCGGCCCGGATCGGTTCCGGGCGCCACCCTGTGCCATCGCTCATCACGCTCCCGCGGCGTTGCGCCGCATCGAGTCGACGCGCAGCCTTGCGCTATGCGTCTGGTGGTATGCGCGGGAAGGTTTGAACCCTCCGCACCTTTTTCACACCTCCCCCGCGTTCCCC